CTTACAAACAACAGCTTGATATTGCCAATATTCCAGGCTTTAACTCCTGCGGATGTTACAAAAGCAAATCAGGCGACATCACTTGATGCAATTAAAACCGCATTGAATATCACTCTTGACCCGAATATCTCGGTTAATTCGGAGATTATAACAAATCAGAACGGGTTCAACATCCTTGATAGCATAAAAGACGGTTATGGCAGACCATTGTTACAACCCGACCCGACAAATGCAACAAAATACATGGCATTTGGCAGACCAATAGTCATGATGTCAAATGCTTTGCTTCCCGATTATACAGGCATCGACGAAATACTCCGCTCACCTGTTTATGTTGGCGATGGCAAATCATTCGTAACTAAATTTGCGCGCGCCGGTCTTGAAATGACCTCAACTAATATTGGCGGCGAAGCTTGGAGAAACAACAACACAGAAGTCCGCTGCATAATCCGTCAGGATGTCCAGGGAATTGATAATGACGCAATGTGTGCAATCGGTTGATGCAGGCATAGGTGCAATTGTGGCAATATTGACGATTGACGAAGCCGCAAGACTATTGCGCATTGACCCAACTGACGAACTCATAATTGACTTATTGCCGCAAGTTGACGCTTATATTTTAAACGCAACGGGAAAGGACTGGGCTTTAGATAGTCCAGTCCGCCCGGAAGCGAAGGCAGCGGCAAGGATTAAGTTGATGATTGACTATGATAACAATTTAACGCTTCAAAATGCTTTAACTTTTCACCTTTCACAGCTTGAAGCAATTGTGGAGGTTGAAAATGCAAGCATCTGATTTAAGGCATACCTTAACGATTCAAAAGAACATATCTGATGGGACAACTGACCCGATATGGCAAGATGTTTGCATGGTTAAGGCGGCAAAAAACAAAGGCAAATACCGCTTGATGTTTCAAGCAGCTGCTGAGCAGTCAGAAACTTACTCAATTTTTACAATCCGTTTTCGGACAGATATTTTTCCTCTCATGCGAATTACCGAAGGCAACCTTGTATATGAGATAGCCGCAGACCTTGTAGATATTGATGACCGCAGGCGGTGGCTCGATATTTTTGTGAGGAGGATTACGCAAAATGGGAGTTAATATCGACTTACAAGGAGTCCCTGGGCTTTTGGATATGCTTGATAAATATGGCGAAAATGTCGAGTTGACAAAAAACAAAGCACTTAAAGCGGCGGCAGCAATCGTAAGAGATGAAGCCAAAAGGTCTACAGCTTTTAAAGACCACCATGAACTTGATGGGTTGCGGGCAAACATCAAGATTGGAGAAATCAAGACCGATAAGAAGAACGGCAAGTATATTACAGTCGATTCAACCGTTCCTTATGCTAAAATGGTTGAGTTTGGAACATCAAGAGCAGCCCCGCATCCATATCTTGCCCCGGCATTAGAAAACAAGGGCGAAGAAGCCTATGAAGCGATAGTCCAAGTGTTGGAAGGTGCTTTAAAATGAGTTACAAAACAGATGTTGAGGCTGCTTTAACTCCTATTGCGTTGCCTGTTAGTTTTATAAACTATAGTGGAACCGCCCCACAGTACATAACTTATTTTAGATACAATCAGCAAGATGAAGAATTTGCTGAAAACATCCCAATAGCTACTGGGGTATATGTACAAGTGGATTTATGGAGCAAGACAAAAGAAAATCTTGAAGATTTTTTTACACAAATTATAACGGCAATGTCAGCAATAGAATTTCAAAACGATATGGTTCAAGACCTTTATGAGAGTGATATAAAAATGTGCCATATCGCATTACGATTCAACAGAATAGATACTTTGGAAAGCACCTAACGGTGTTTTTTTATTACAAAAAAAAGGAGAAAAAAATTATGAGTAGACCAACAATTATAACTGGCATACAAAAAGCATATTTCGCTACGGTCGTTAATGACGATAATACGGGCATATCTTTCGGAACGCCTCAGTATTTTTCAGGCATTCAGGAACTCGGAATAAAAAATAAGCAAAATTCTGACCAGCTTTTTGCTGAAAACCAAATAGCAGACCAGGTAAACGTATATCAGGAAACCGATATTGATGTAACTCTCACTTCACTTACGAGTTCACAAAAAGCTTATTTACTCGGGCAGACAATAGCAAGCGCCGGAGGCGTTTATTCCACAAACGCAGATGTTGCTCCAAATGTCGCACTGCTTTATAAAGCAACAATTGCAGGCGGTTATAGATATGGTGTTTATTATAAGGGGATGTTTCAACTTCCTGATGACGACATTAAAACGCAAGAAGGCAAAGTTGCTTATTCGCCTCCTAAATTATCCGCGGTATTTATTCCGCTTACCAACAACGGATTTTACGAATATCATGTTGACACCACAGACCCGAATTGTCCATCCACTATTGATTCAACATGGTTTTCAGCCGTAACAGTACCCGGAGCCGATATAGTCGCACCAACGCTTACTTGCGTTCCGGCTAATAATGCAACTGCTGTAGCTGCAAGTGCAAGTGCTGTTATGACCTTCAATAAAGCACTTGACCTCAATACGGTTTCGGCAGGAAATGTATTCTTGATGAACGGCACAACAGGCGCAATAGTACCAACCACATTAAGTGTTGACACCACAAATACGATTGTGACAATGCGACCCAACTCAAATCTTACATCTGCAACGGTTTACTTTGCAGTATGTGCATTAGATGTCAAGAGTGCCAGTGGCGTTAAACTTGCAGCAACAAATATATTTAAATTCACCACGAC